AAGGTGTTCAGGAAGAAACCGTTGATTTGGGCTTTGCCCTGTATTATCAACGGGGGTGGTCTTGGGAAGATGTTTCCGGGTATGTCACGGAAGCAATTAACGGGTACTTCTTGGAACTGGCCCAAAGTTGGGCGGATCAGGATGAAGCCCTTGTGGTTCGTATCAGCCAAATTGAAAGCCGCCTGTTGGGTATCACCGGTATTCTGGATATTGCCAACACCACGATCAATGAAAAAGCCGCCAATCATACATTGGCTCTTGATCATATCCCGGTGTTGGGTTCCCTTGCACCAACCACTATTGAGATTAAGGCATAAGGGGTGGTGACTGATGGAACGAAAACTGATTGATTACCTACCCTATGCGGTGCGAGATTTCAAGGAATATGAAGGGATCATGGAGAGTGAACAGCCTGAATTTGATCAGGCGTGGGGCAATGCTGATGATCTTTTGAACAATCAGTTCATTTCCACCGCTGGAAATATGGGCCTTTCCCGATGGGAAAAGATTTTGGATATTACGCCCAAGGGGACTGACAGCCTTGAAGATCGCCGGTTCCGTATTTTGACCAGAATCAATGAAGAACTTCCTTACACCCTTCCGCAACTTCGGAATATCCTTGAAACCCTTTGTGGGCCGGGGAACTATTCAGCGGATGTGGCAGAAGGAACCTATCACCTGATTGTGAAAATTGGGTTGGCGGCAAAAAACAATTTCACCGATGTTGAATCCTTGCTGAACAGAGTGGTTCCACAAAACCTGATTGTAACCCTTCTTCAGCTCTATAACACCCACGCTGAACTTGGACGCTTTACCCACTCCCAGCTTGCCGCCCATACCCATGACCAATTAAGAAACGAGGTGCTTAACTGATGCCCAATCAAACCACAAACTATGGGCTGACCAAACCCCTTGCTTCTGAATTTTATGATGTTGAAGTTCAGAATGGCAACATGGACAAGATTGATGCCCAAATGAAAACCAATGCCGATGGTATCAAAGACCTTCAGGATGGGCAGAAAAACAAGGCTGATTTGGTGGGTGGGAAGGTTCCGGCTGAACAACTTCCTGAAATGAACTATGACCAGAAGGGAACCGCCGAAAGCAAGGTAAAAACCCACAATGAAGATAAAAAAGCCCACCCCTATCTGTTGGGGCAAATTGAAACCTGTGTGACAGCGGCGCAAAATGCCCAAGATGCCGCAGATGCGGCCTTGGAAGCTGTGTCCAAGATCGCCTTCACCATCAATGCGGTTCCCGCT